ATTTCTGAAGAACCTGTGTATGTATCTTTTCCCATCGGTATATTACTTCACCTCCTTTTTATTGTTTTTTACAAAATTAATATTAGTATCCTGCTCTCTTTAACCTCTCCATAAGAGCATCGTGACTACCTTTCTGGGTTGCCTTTACCAGAGTATCCTGGTCTGCCGTAGAGTACCTTGTAGTACCTGGGGCAGACTTTGAGGTAGCATTTATCTGAGCAACTTGCTCTTCTTTCTTTTTAGCTTCAACCTCTACTTGAGGATTAACTTTTGGTGTTGAATACCATTCATTAACCTTATCAGCAGCAGCCATTAAGTCTTTAGGTTCACCCTTTATCATTTGGGCTACTACTTCATTCTTAACTGCTTCATAAAACTTTGGGTCAAATGTTCCTTGAGCACTTCTGGGATTTAAACTTGGGTATTTGCTGTGGGCTTCCCTGACCTGAGAGTTCTCTTCAACGTAAACCAGTTTATTCTCTAATTGAGAAATCTTCTGGTCGGCACGTTCTGCTTTTCTTTGTGCATCCGCTAAAGCGTTATTAAGAGCTTGCTCATTTAGATAGCCGTCTTTGTCAATAAATCCTTGTGAGATTTGGTTGACTTGAGCCGGTGTCAGTGACGGAAACATCTGAGGATTAACCGGAGATGCTGGCGTGACTGGTATCACAGGTTCCTGAGGTCTGAGACTATCAAAGACAGATGATTGAGATGAGGATTCCTGTTCTTTCTGGGATTTCAGGAGTTTATTTTCCTCTGCAAGCTGACGATTGTGTTCAAGCAATTTATCATATTGCTCTTTCGTTCTTTCAGAGACTTCCTCAGGTAATTCTGTCTTGGTTTCTTTTGAAGTGGACACTGCTTCCGGTTGTTTCTCCTCAACCTCTTGGACTTGTCCTTTTGAATCAGGCATAGATTCCTTTTTAACGTGCCATAGCATTATTAATTGCCAGGTATTTATACTTTCAGGCATTGAAAGTCGCTATGTCACAGTAAGTACAACAGAAAACTGTCTAGGTTTGCAATCACATATATTATATGTTATTTTTTACATATGAATTTATGTGGTAAATGTAAAAGAAATGATATTGAAACAGATTTTTTCCCATATGACAAATATCATTGTAAGAATTGTCTAAGAGAAATATGGAGATTATATAATTATAAGAGGTCTTTATATCATAAATTATATTGGGAGAAATGGTATAAAGATCCAATAAATAAAAATAATCACTCAGTAAAAGGAAGAATATATGCAAAAAGATGGGGATTAAATAATAAAAATAAATGTAAAATACAACTTAAATTAAGAAGATTAATAAAAAATGGGATAATCAAAAAGAGTAATCAGTGTGAAATTTGCAATTCTTTTAAAACAATAGAAGCCCATCATTTTAATTATAATAATCCATTAAATTTTATTTGGGTTTGTAGATCATGTCATAAAAATATACATCTTGCATTACTTAAGAAGATTGTATAATTCCTGGACTCTTGAGCCAGTCCATCCGGCCCCACACCTTTTACATCTCAACCACCCATCCTGAAACGAAACATTCCCTTTGTGTTCGCACTTATCAAATTTCACTTCTTTAGTTTCTGCAAGAGCTTCATAATCTTTTTCACTGGAGAAGTCTATCGGAGGTAAATTAGATTTTGTAGGTGGTTGAGGCATTGGAAATCCTTAATTTAATACCATCTGCTTTTTGTTCTGCCCTATCAATAATCTCAATTACATCCCGGTAAGCCATAGCTCGGGCATGCATAGACTCATAAGAACGTCTAAATTCTGCATCACTGGGGAATTTGGTTGGGTCTAGCCACTTGTTGGACAACTGAAGACTGAGTAGGGGTTTGAGGTGTGTTACCCATTCCTCCATTCGGGACAGCCGGGATAGTGCCTCCAGTAGGATTAACTCCTTGTGGAGGGACTCCAGCAACTGGTCCTTGGCCTTGTGGTGATTGGGTCTCAAAGAATTTTTGGGCATCTACTAATCCTTGGTCTTCAAATGAAGCAATCATTAACTCTTTCATATTAGGAGTTACACCCTGCATTGTCAATAATTGCAGAATATTTGGATTAGACAGCAACTGAATTGCCTGATTCCTAGCTATCATGAGTTCGCCTGAAGAATTGGCCTCCATTGACCGTACATCTGGGATGTAATCGTATAGTCCGTCTAAATCTTCCGGAACCACACTTAACTCTCCGTAGTCTCCTAGTTCAGAAACAGATAGTTTTGCTTTGAGGTTGATCTTGTTCTTATTCTTCTCTTCAGGATTGGATACTACCGGAAACTTCGGAATGGAAGCTGCCTGAAGCATTCCGGCTATATCCTGTTGTCCTAGAGGTTGTCCGGCAGTTACAGACTCTTCTACGATATCTCTTATATACTGCATCGCTTCGGCTGGCGTTTCCATTTGATCCATGCCAACTCTCTTGAAATAAGAGATAGCATCCTGTCCAACAATCCTTAATATATACTCAGCTTTACTTGGGTCTCTGAAAAGGAACTGCTTATTATTAGAAATCCACATAGAAACGATGTCTTTTAAGAATTCAGATAACTCTTGCTGGTTTTTCTGATCCCGGCTGTTTTGCTGTTTGGCGTAGAAGTTTACCTCGGTAGCGGTCTTATCTGACTGGTTGGGATCAAGGTTAGATACTCCCTGTGAAAGGTCTCCCATAGCTTGGTTGAAAGCTGCAATTAATGCCGGATAGGTATTGGTGAAGTAACGGATACTGTCAGCCCTACTCTCCATTTCTGTAACTGCATTAACGTTATCCATCAACCAGTGGGCTTCCGGTTCATAAACTAGAGTTTCTACTCTGGCAGCCCCCTCTACCACTTTTAACGGAGGACGCATCTTAATAATCACTTCATCTAAATACGCACATAAGCATGCCTGAATGGCTCTCCAGAGTGGCAAAACAGTCTCTACCTCACTCTCACCCAAATTATCTCCATTGGTAGAGTAATATCTTAATTGAGAATAAGGAATCCGGTGATGGTCATACGGATTATCATGAACCCCTAGAATAATATTGTAATCTGGACAAAAGTAAATCCATTTATCATTCCGGTATTCAATCACAATAGGAAGTACGGGAAAGGCATTATCGGTTCCCATCCTGTCTTCTAGTCCCTTAATCTGTTTTACTCTTGAAGTCCACTTATTATCTCTCCTCTTTTGGGTCTTAGGAGTATCTTTAGAAGACTCCATTAAGTCTTTTAGTTTCTGCCAACTAGTATAGATTTCTTTGTTATTCTCTATATCTTCCCACTGAATCCAGAAACGTCTTTGGAACCATTTGGCATTCCGGATATGATCACAATTAGGATCAAGACCACATTCATTAATATCGGCTGGTTCAAACTCATTACCCTCAAAGATAACATCTTTATCTTCTTTAACAATCTTCCAGGGAACATAGGCAAATTTACTCTGATATAACCGGGTATCCATATCGCAGGTAGAAATCTTCTGATTCATGGAACCGCCATGATTGGCTGCATCCCACTGGTATTCCACTAAAGAGTTCTGAATCCTGGCTCTGATAACATCTCCTCCCTCTCTGGGAGTAACTCTACCTTTAAGGGAACGGTTGGTTAAGCGTGAGTTCTTTTCTATTAGGGAGGTTCTAATCCGGGGATCGGTTGTTCTAGAGATAAAAGGCCAATCATCCGGTAATTGTCCCCAATATGCATCAGTTATGTCTTTCCAGCCGTTATCCCGGTATGCTCTCCGCTCATTGTCATCAGTCCACCAATTGTAATGCTGAGTAACCTCTGTTAATAAATCTTCCTTATTGGTGGTAGTGTTCTCTACAAACGGTTCTTTCTCTATCGGTGGAGTTTTTTCTTTAGCCATATTAGTGCCAATCTCCCTGATTCTTTACAATCACTATCAACTGATAATAACTTATTCTCTTCTGAAACTGGATATGTTTGCAATCAGAGCATACTTTTACTATATCATCCCATAAATCATCTAGTGGAAGTATATACTTAGGCATCTCTAATGGTTGTGGTTTACCGCAAGCTTGGCAGAACCATTCATTATCATTGTTCATTAGAAAACCGTCTCTTGCCCCACCCCATCTAGTCCACCCATACCGGGAGCGATTTATTGTTTTCTGGACGTTTTCTACTTGATTTCCCATTTTTTATGCATCTTTTTATTGTGGGCAACTGTCTGGGAGTTGTCTTGGAACATCCCACCACCATCAATATTAGCAAAATAGTATTCTAAGGCCCTAGAACCATGACTCCACTTGTCATGGATCGGTATTTCATTGGATTGGTTGGCTAAATTCTCACTTTTCTTCGGATAACGGTAGTTTAAGAGGCATTCTTTCAGTCTTTCGGACTTACTTTTGTGTAAATAGAGCATGGGAATGTATTTATGGGTAATTCTGATCTGGTCGGGTATCTTTAGACCGTCTTTTACCCTAATAGCTATCCCATGTTTCATATATTCATCTATCGGAGAGGTGTTGGTAGTGATAGAACGGGCTTTTCCGGCTGCATCACCCGTATATAACTCCGGTCTTCGGTAGGGTTTGCTTCTAATAACACTCACAAAGTGGTCTATATCGGCATCAGAGGACTCATAGTAGTCTATAACCCTAAATTCTCCTCCATCCGGCTGAATCCAGATAATAGCAGTCGGATCATTCACCCCAAAGTCAAAGGAAACATGCACCGGCAGGAACGGATCATAGTCAAATTCCCGGTAATGGTCATTAGACCAGTCATCATAGACCGTACCCTCAGGTCTTTCATACTGAGCCAGTATCTCCTGACGAAACGCCCCCTCCCCCATACTCTTATATTCCAGAACTAAGGCATCTAATTCTTCCCTAGACAGTTCCGGGTTATCGTAACTGGTAAAGTGGAAACATTTGAAGATAGAAGCCGAACCATTATCCGGAAATTCCAAACGGTACAGGTTCTTATAACCGTCCGGTGTACCCCCTATTATAGCCGGAGCGTGGTGGGTGATCAGGTTGGGCCGGATAACCAAAGGCCAAATATCCTCTTCCCAATCGTCATACTCGTCACAGGCAATAGCCCCCCAATTAGAAATCCCCCTTAAGGAATCGGCATTCTCCACCCCAAACAGTTGGACCTTTCCCCCAGTGGCCGGAAATTCTACCGATAGTTCTACTTCATTAGTCTTATAAGGAAATCCAATCTCTTTAAAGTGGTTCAGCATCCTTTGGATGTGGTCATCCCAAACAATGTTCTTGGCCTGAACCTTATTCGGGGCAATAAACGGACAAGCCAGGTGCGTCCTTAGAGCTTGCTCAAATAACCAGCTTATCATTAAACTGGTCTTTCTGAACTTCCTACCCGCCCTAAGTAGGACCCACCGATTACCTTGGTCTAGAGCGTCCAGAATCTTCTGCTGGTTAAGATGGGGATGAGTAGGGGCAAAAACATTAACGGTGACTTGCTGTTTCTTAAGAGTTTTCTTCTTTCTGGGCATAGGATAGATTTATCACAAGAAACCTTTATTTACAACCGAACTTGCATAAACCAAACATATAACCATGTTCACAGAGATTAGTTATATGTAACTTTTCTATATTCTTAATAGTTTTTACACCAGAGGTATCCTGTACAACATTAGTGCTAGATTTACCCACTACTTTAGCAATAACCGACCCATACCTCGTTATTTCAAAGGGTAAGTTACTCAAGAGTTCCTTTAAGTGTGATCTGGTGTATTCAATACTATAACTCTGCATAGGTGTTGTACAACATTATACTATAAACTGGTGAAGTTTGTGTGCATGCTACCGCTACGCTTAATGATAATGCCTGGGGGTAGGTACTGGGCTACATGGGGAGGTGCCACTACCCCTATACACCGGCTACCTCTGGTACAATGCGTCGCATACTCTATGTTGTGCGCCTACTTTACATGATAATTGGGGGCTTGTGATCTGGTGGAGTGATGTTTGAGGGGAACTAAGATCAATACTCTACACTTACTACTTACCTAC